GCTGAACATCTGACAGTACGATTTCAACGAAGTGGCGGGCATGGCGCAAGGCGTCAAAGGTATCCCACCAACGAGCGTCCAGCCGCTTGCAGCAGCGACTGAAGCACCGATCTCAAAAGCAAAATCACGACCACGGATCCGACAACCATTAGCGGACATTTCCACGATGGGCTCGGAGCCACGGATGCTATTTCCGATCGCGACAGGCGCAGTCGTAATGGCAGTGACCGGACCGAAAGATCGAGCCTTCTTCGCAGGCACAATCTTTCGGGTGTTTCTCTTGTTGTTAACCATTTTTGTATGAAAGAAATGATGAACTATCTGTATAGACGGATATTTTTCTGGTTTTTATTTGTCAAGGGCGTGGAGTTTTTATAGCAAAGGGTGTTTCGCAAGCCAAATTTCAACTTTAGCTAACTCATTCGGGTGATATTCGAGGTATTTCAACAGATCACCAGCCGTGGGGTGCTTCTTCTTCCTAGCTTTCAACGGTCGGTAAAGTGGTTGTACGACGGACACCTGAGTGGTAGTTGGCGGGAGCCCCCTGGAATTGGGGGCAGCTGATGCGACCAGCTCATGCGTTCTAGGCGCACGGTCAATCGCAGGTTGGACTTTGTTTCGTTTTCGGAACATCTCTTCTTTTTCTATTTGTAAAGGGGCAATGGGTTTCGGTATACTGACTGTGATTTGTTGTTTTTCTTGTTTCTCACTGAGCATGGGTCGCAATGGGTCCGTATCGTAATAAGCCAATACTTCATCACGGTATTTCTTACCGTTCTGTATCAGATCATTACTGCGGACTATCCCCTTGATTCCATTGTAGACCAATGAGCCCAAGCCTCCGACTAGTCCACCGTACTTCCAACCATTGATGAAATCACCGCCGATCTCCATCGCGCGATTCTTCACATAGTTTCCGTAAAGTGGTACGTCGGCCAAAATGGCTTTCGGCTCCCTCAGTTTCTTAAGGGTCGCGCTGTATATCTCATCAGCTGCAATCCTATGGGCCTCGTCTGTATAATGTGCATAAGCGGAGTCGTGCAGTCGGCTAGCCGCATCGACGCCGGACAGAGCTGGCATAGTGCCAAACTCCACCGATTCCTGCCATTTTCCGTCGGACCAATAAGGTCCGATATAATTCTCCATGTTTGTTTGTGCCCCGCCCTGAACACTGATACATTTCACAATAGGTACCGGCTATCACGCCGGATTATGACCTTTTTCCGTCTACAAATCGACAGCGGTGAAAACCGTTAGAAGACGGTAATCAACACACTGTGTCAAAGAAGAGTTGTGACAAGCATCGCGCAACTGCACGACTGCTTCGTCAATCGAGACCCCATATCTCTCCAGGAAGAAAACTTCCGTATCTGTGCAAGCCTTATGCCGGTTGACAGCCAGCGACTTGTAGATCTTCCGCTCGTCTTGGTACTCCTTGACGCGAACATGCTTGAGCTTGGATAGGCAAATCTTGGCGTACTCCGAAAACACCTCGATAAACCCAGCCTCATGTTGCAACCCATGCAACATGCCCTTAACCTCACCTTCCTGCAACGCACGCAGGCTGAACCCGATCTTTGGCAAGCGCTTTCCCAACTTGGGACCAAGCACATAGCCATCTTCGACCGGCCAGAACAGGGAGGAGCAGTACTCGACGTCGTACCATTCCGTGCTCACTTTGATCTTAGCATTGAAGCCGAGTGTGAGAAACCCGGTCTTCAAAATCTTACTCAGCACACGCTGCCAGGCAACAGGTAGATGTCCCTCGATAACGAGGAAATTATCATCTCCGTGCACCAGCATTTTGAAAACACTCGGGTATACTTCGCAGAATTTCTTCATGCACCATTTCATGGTCATACCATTGTTGAGTGAATTGCGACAGGACGTATCAGCTGCTCCGCTGATCATGGTGTAGTCCACACCATATTTACACCCTTTGCTCGTGTAACCGAATGCTTTCTGCATAGAGGTCATTGCATAAGACGTTGATCCATACGACATAATGCCACATCGCTCGTAAGCAACTTGGCCATTTTCGTAGCACCCTTCTCCTTGGCAGGAATCATACCTGCTGGCATCACACT